AAAACAGAAATGACTGAATCCTTCCTAGAAGGCATGAAGTCACTATTTGAAGAACATTATGTAAACATCCCTGAAGAAAAATACGATGTACTTAATAGTATGGTAGAAAAACTTGATGAAATGGAAGATAAACTCAATGAGCAGATTGAAAAGAATGTCTCTCTAACTAAGAGGTTATCTGAGTCTACTGCTGATGTTATCTTTGCAGATGTCTGCGAAGGATTAGCTGATACTCAGAAGGACAAACTTGTACAACTTGCAGAAAATGTTGAGTTTGAAAGTGAAGAAGCATACCGTGAGAAACTAGTTACACTTAAGGAATCTTATTTCCCAAGTAATGCTGGTATTCAAAGGGACACATCAGAGAATCTATCCGAAGGAAATGTAGCAGATGCACCTGCACCTGTTAGCAATTCTATGGCAAGATACCTCGATTCCCTGAACCGTGCCGTCCCTACCATTAAAAAATGATTTTTATATTATCAATTCAAACTAAACTTTTATAAGGTAAACTTAAATGCAAGCCCCCGTAAATCAGGTGGCTCTTCAAGAAAAGTGGGCTCCTTTACTAGACTACGAAGGACTTGATCCAATCAAGGATTCACATCGTAGGATGGTTACAGCACAACTTCTGGAGAACCAAGAAGTTGCTAACAGAGAAGAAAGAGAATTCCTATCTGAGCAACCTACAAACACTACAAACTCTGGAGCAGCGAAACCAGGTTTCTCTTCACTAGAGACAGACAATAAGACTGCTGGTTTTGACCCTGTTCTTATCAGTTTAATACGTCGTTCAATGCCTAACTTGGTCGCATATGACCTAGCAGGTGTTCAACCAATGAATGGTCCTACTGGACTAATCTTTGCAATGCGTTCACGCTACACCAACCAGGCTGGCGATGAAGCACTATTCAACGAAGCAGATACTGCATTCTCTGGACAGAATGAAGGTCTTGACGTTACTAGTGGATTCGTTAGTGAAGCAACTGGTATTGGTACAACAGCACAAGCAGGATCTAATCCTAGTGCGTTGAACCCAAGTAGCAACTCTACGCAGCATGGCTATAACGTCGGTACAGGAATGAGAACCGACGACGCTGAAGATCTTGGCACCTCTGGTGACAACTTCAACGAAATGGCTTTCAGCATCGAGAAAGTAACTGTTACAGCGAAATCCCGTGCTCTAAAAGCTGAATACTCATTAGAACTCGCTCAGGATCTTAAGGCGATTCACGGATTGAATGCAGAGGCAGAACTTGCCAACATTCTTTCTACTGAAATCCTTGCCGAGATCAACAGAGAAGTTATCAGAACTATCTACAAGGTTGCTGAAACTGGTGCTCCAACTGGTACAGTTACAACTGCTGGTACGTTCGACCTAGACACCGACAGTAATGGTCGTTGGTCCGTTGAGAAGTTCAAGGGACTTATCTTCCAGATCGAGAGAGATGCAAACCGCATCGCCCAAAGAACTCGTCGTGGAAAGGGTAACATGATTCTAACATCTGCTGATGTTGCTTCTGCCCTAACTATGGCTGGTGTACTAGATTACACTCCTGCTCTTAACGCTAACTTGAACGTAGACGATACAGGCAATACATTTGCTGGTGTCCTTCAAGGTAAGTATAAGGTATACATTGACCCTTATTCTGCAAACAGTGCTGCTTCTCAGTACTATGTTGTTGGATACAAAGGTTCTTCACCTTATGACGCTGGATTATTCTACTGCCCTTACGTTCCACTACAGATGGTACGTGCAGTCGGAGAAAACACCTTCCAGCCAAAAATCGGCTTTAAGACTCGCTATGGCATGGTTGAGAACCCATTCAGTCAGGGAACTTCCCAAGGACTTGGTGTTCTTACTGCTAATAGCAACCGCTACTACCAGCGTGTTAAAGTTAACAACCTTATGTAATTCATATTGCATATTCTTCAAGAGACTCCTTCGGGGGTCTCTTTTTTTGTCTAAATAAAGCATAAAGACTAATTAATAATAAATGGCAACACCATTTGCACAACAAATACAAAATAGGAATTTCTTATCCCCAATAGGTTTTAAGTTTACCTTAGCAAAACAACCTAAAGTATCATTCTTCTGTAATTCTGCAAGAATACCAGAAATAAGTTTGGGTACAGCAGTTCAACCTTCATACTTAAAGGAAGTAGATGTTCCTGGTGAAAAACTTTCATATGGTGAGCTTGGATTAAGATTCCTTGTTGATGAAAACATGGAAAACTATATGGCAATTCATAACTGGTTAACAGGTCTTGGATTCCCAGAAACTCCTGATCAATTTAGAAAACAACTTCTTGATGATGAGGGACAAAAAGATTATGCAGAGCAATGGAGTGATGGCAATCTATCAATATTAAATTCCAATTTCAGAACTACAGCAAACGTTAAATTTAAAGATCTTTTTCCAATATCCTTGTCATCTTTGGATTTTGATGCTACACTAAGTGATGTAGAGTACTTCACTGCAGAAGTGTTTTTTAAGTATACTATCTACAATATCGTAGGATCTGATAATAGAACACCCTTATGAATCTTGACAAAATTCAGGAAATGTGGGAGCGTGATGCAACCATTGATCCTGATAATCTACATGATGAATCATTAAAAATTCCCCAATTACATTCCAAGTATTATACAATCTATAATACTATTACTTTATTGCGTGAAAAAGCAAGAGAGCAATATAGTAAAGTTAGATTGGAAAGGTATAATTTTTATACTGGAAAGGCATCAGCAGAAGTTTATGCTGAAGAACCATTTCCATATAAAGTCAGAGAAAAGGATGCAATACAAAGACATTTAGAGGCAGACGATAGATTAACTAAGATTGACCTTAAAATAAGATATTATGATGCTACTCTAAAATTCTTAGAAGAAATAATAAAAACAGTTGCTAATCGTACATTCCAAATTAAAAATGCTATAGAATGGCACAAGTTCCAATCTGGATTTAACTAAATATAATTGCAGAGTTAATTATTAAAATGAAACCTACTCCAAGAGAAACTCAAAAAGCACATGAGAATTATGAGAAGGTCTCAGAGCATTTAATGACAGAAGGATATGCAGAAGATCAAGAATCAGCAGATAATATAATTCGTGGTATGAGTGAAGATTGGTTTAATTTAATTGTAGAAAAATAGGGCTTGACAACCCTTAATAAATATTCATAGGTACTTACCTATGGATTATGTCTCATTTGAAAATATTAAAGAAGAATGAAGTATATCTTCAGATAGATGCTGAACCGCATGTATATTATGAATTAGCAGATCAATTTACCTTTGAGGTTCCTGGTGCAAAGTTCTCACCAGCATATAAAAAGAAATTTTGGGATGGTAAAATAAGACTCCTTAATACTCAGACTGGAGAGATATATGTTGGGTTATTAGATAGAGTAATTCAATTTTGTAAAGATCACGAATATACTTACGAATTTGTAGATAATAAGTACTTTGGTCTACCATTTGAAATCAATAAAATGATTTCAATACAGGGTGTTAAAGACTATATGAATGCTATTTGCAAATATTCTCCCAGAGACTATCAGATTGAGGGAGTGTACGACGCTCTAAGACATAATAGAAAATTATTAATATCTCCAACTGCTTCAGGTAAGTCGCTGATGATATATGCGATTGTGAGATATTTCGTTGAAAAAAAGAAAAGTATTCTGATAGTTGTTCCAACGACTTCGCTTGTAGAGCAAATGTATAAAGACTTTGCAGACTATGGGTGGGATGTTGGTTCATTTTGTCATAAGATATACGCTGGTAAAGAAAGAGAGACAGACTCTCAAGTCATTATTACTACGTGGCAATCAATATATAAACTCCCCAGAAAGTATTTTGAGAGGTTCTCTGTTGTTATTGGGGATGAAGCACACCAGTTTAAATCAAAATCACTTATATCTATAATGACAAAATTACACCAAGCCAAATATAGGTTTGGATTTACTGGAACACTTGATGGAACCCAAACACATAAATGGGTACTAGAAGGATTATTTGGTCCTTCTTATAAAATTATTAAAACAAACGAGCTCATGAAGAAGGGTCATGTTGCGACGTTGGATATTAATGTACTTCTATTGAAACACCCACCGAATAAATTTGAGACATTTGAGGATGAAGTTCAGTATATTATTACTCATAACCGTAGAAATAACTTTATTAAAAATCTTGCTTTAGATCTAAAGGGCAATACTCTTATCTTATTTGCTAGAGTAGAAGGACATGGAGAACCATTATACGAATTAATAAATAATAATAACACTATTGAAAATCGTCGTGTATTTTTTGTACATGGTGGAGTTGATACTAAAAGTAGAGAGGAGGTTCGTGCAATTACTGAAAGAGAAAACAACGCTATAATCATTGCATCATATGGAACTTTCTCCACAGGAATTAATATTAAAAACCTTCATAACGTCATTTTTGCTTCTCCGTCTAAATCTAGAATTAGGAATCTACAGTCAATTGGAAGAGTCCTACGAAAAGGAGAAAACAAAACCAAAGCAACGTTATATGACATTGCTGATGACATTAGT